TTACAAGACTCTTTATGGAGCTCTAGAGCTTGGTCTGAAGTCGTTCATTCCCGTAGGAGAGTTCACACATGCAGAATTCTACTTTGGAAACATCGACATTCGGCATCATCTCTGTCGTCAACCAGATCCTCTTGCAGCCACGAAGGAACTCGTGAGGCGATATGTCGAACAAGCAAAGTCTCTTCCATTCTCCGATATCAAGATTTGGGAACCGTTACCTATCGAGAACGAATCTCGAAAGCTACCGAAGACCGGCTATTACAAAGGAACACCGTTCTACGGAACGTGGGCTCAGCGAAACGAAGCGCGCGGCGTCTTCATCGAAGAACTCGATCGTTTGTGCTCAGGCAACGTCTCAGTCTTCAAGTGGACCGATCGGCTTCTGAATGAAGCAGGCGAACTTGATTTCGAGCACATGGAAAAACCTCAGTCGGTTCACCTTTCTCGAGGAGCGTATCCGCACTGGCAAGGTTATGGTTGGCACAACAAATTGCCGAGCAAGCGTCCCGTTTAAGATTTACTTCTGGCTCAAACCTTGAAATGATCTAACTATGTCATCACTACTCGCAAAGCTGAAGAAGAATTCGAAGATCGAACAGACCGAGGTACTGGATAAGTCCGCGCTCTTCAACGACAAAGACATGATTCCTACTGAGATCCCAATGCTCAACGTAGCGTTGTCTGGATCTCTGGATGGAGGTCTCACGTCCGGTCTGACTGTCCTGGCTGGACCGTCAAAGCACTTTAAGTCTAGCTATTCGCTCATCATGGCGGCGGCATACCTCAAGAAGTATCCCGAGGCGATCATGCTGTTCTATGATTCCGAGTTCGGTTCTCCACAGCAGTACTTCAAGACGTTTGGGATCGACGTGGCTCGAGTCCTTCACACTCCTATCACCAACGTTGAGGAACTAAAGTTTGATCTGGTCAACCAGATGAACAACCTCGAGAGGGGCGAGAAGGTCATCGTGGTCATCGATTCCATCGGCAATCTGGCTTCCAAGAAGGAAGTCGAGGATGCAATGAACGAGAAGTCTGTAGCCGACATGTCTCGAGCCAAGGCTCTGAAGGGTCTATTCCGTATGGTCACTCCGTACCTGACCCTGAAGAACATTCCTCTCGTGGCAATCAACCACAGCTACAAGACGCTCGAGATGTACTCGAAGGACGTTATGTCTGGCGGTACTGGCATCTACTATTCGGCAAATGCCGTCTGGATGCTCGGCCGTCAGCAGGACAAGGATGATGATGGTCTTAACGGCTATCACTTCATCATCAACATCGACAAGTCTCGCTTCGTGAAGGAGAAGTCTAAGATTCCGATCTCGGTCTCCTTCAATGGTGGCGTTGAGAAGTACTCAGGTCTGCTTGAGATCGCCCTCGAGGGCGGTTTCGTCACCAAGCCGACCGTTGGTTGGTACTCGAAGAAGGGCGAGACCGACAAATATCGTGAGGCCGAGACTTACACTGCAACATTCTGGGATCCTGTCTTAAAGTCCGACGAGTTTAAGCAATTCGTCAAGGATAAGTACACCGTGGGATACCGTTCAGCAATTCAACAACTAGAAACAGAAACTTCCGAAGATGACGAATAAAATCACCAAAGACTCATACGAGCTCGTTCCAGACATAGATACCTCTGACAAGACTGCCATCTATGTTGTAAAGCTCAAGGTCGCACCTTACGACGGAATCGTCGTAGCGTATGGAAAAGTGCTCTTGACAGTATCTGAAGACAAGGAAACGGCCAAGATGTCATTCAAGTATGAAGTCATACAAGGCGACAAGGCTGCTCTTAATTCCGATTCCAAATTTTCACGCCTAGTTGGCGATGTCCTTTCCCATCTAATTCAAGACGCTTTCGATTCAGGAAACTACCAGATCGGTACTCCAGATAACACTTCAAATGTCCAATCAACTCCAGCAGACAATACTTCAGAAACTCGTCAATGACGAGAACTATTGTCGCAAGGTTCTACCATTCATCAAGTCCGAGTATTTCGATGCAGCTCACAAGACAGTTTATCGTATAGTTCTAGACTTCATCTCGAAGTATAACAAGCTGCCGACCAAGTCAGCTCTGGAGATCGAGTTCCAGGCTGATGACAAGGTCACCGAGGAGATCTATCCTCACGCAGTCCGCATCATCGAGTCTATCGACCAGAATCCGACGGTCGAAGAGTCTTGGCTTTTAGACCACACCGAGAAGTGGTGCAAAGATCGAGCTTTGCACCTTGCTATCCTGGAGTCTGTTCAGATCATTGATGGCAAGCGCAAGGATGCTTCCCGTGATGGTATTCCAGACATCCTCCAGAAGGCTCTGGCCATCAACTTTGACAATAGCGTCGGCCATGATTACATCGTAGACTTCGAGAAGCGATATGACTTCTATCATCGAACCGAGGATCGCCTGCCCTTTGATCTTGAGATGTTCAACACCATCACCAAAGGTGGTGTTCCTCGCAAGACCCTGAACATTGCTCTCGCCGGTACTGGTGTGGGTAAGTCTCTGTTCATGTGCCATGTGGCTGCTTCGTCCCTGGCACAAGGAAAGAATGTCCTGTACATCACACTCGAGATGTCTGAGGAACGTATCGCCGAGCGTATCGATGCTAACCTCATGAACGTCCAGATCGATCAACTGGCAAATCTGGCCAAGGACATGTTTACCACGAAGGTCAAGAAGATCGCTGGTAACACAGTTGGCAAGCTAATCATCAAAGAGTACCCCACTGCTTCAGCTCATGCTGGGCACTTTCGTGCCTTGCTCAACGAGCTGAAGCTGAAGAAGGACTTTACTCCTGATGTGATCTTCATCGACTATCTCAACATCTGTGCTTCGGCCCGAATGAAGGGAGTCGGCGGTGCCATCAACACATACTCCTTCATCAAGGCGATCGCTGAAGAAATTCGTGGTCTGGCTGTGGAATTCAATGTGCCGATCTTCTCGGCCACTCAGACAACTCGCTCGGGTTTTGCCTCATCCGATGTTGAACTGACTGATACCTCTGAGTCTTTCGGTCTTCCTGCCACTGCAGATCTGATGTTTGCTCTGATTGCCACCGAGGAACTTGATCGTCTGAATCAGATCATCGTGAAGCAGCTGAAGAACCGTTACAATGATCCGACCTCCAACAAGAGGTTTGTGGTCGGTATCGATCGGTCCAAGATGCGGTTGTATGACGTGGAGATCAAGGCTCAGAATCTCAGCAAAGAACCGACCGCACGTCCTTCTTCCGAAGAAGAAGCTGATTACTCAGACTTCAAATTCAGTTAACTTTTTTGTTTACAACCTCAATATCCATGTTAGGATTTAAGAATTATGGGAATGTTCGATTCAATTAGCTGGGCAGATCCTCTGCCTTTCTCACCAGAAATGGTTGAGCTCGGTCTCAATAAAAACAATTGGGAATTTCAGACAAAAGATCTTGATTGCGTCTTGGCGCATTACATCGTTCAAGGCAAGAGGATCTTTGTGATCAAATACAAGAATGAACGTTGGGTGGATGGAGATCCAAAGGCCAAGGATCTCATGGATCGCCTTGGTCATATGGATCACGATGGTCCATATGAAGAAGAAGTCGATCTTGGAACTAAGACGATTCGAATGTACGATTACAGACAAGACGTCCAGGATAAATGGGACGTTTCCGTAGAATTTGAGGTGGAAATCATCCGCGGAGTTCCGCAGAACGTTCGACTATTTGAGTTTGAGAAACGAGATAACTCTGAACGCAAAGCAAGAGATAAAGAGTTTATGGAAAGAATCCAGAGAGAGAACTCACTCTGGTATAATCGATTCATCTTTCACACTCGTCCTTGGCGGCGTTTTGCATTTCATCTTGGTCGCGGCCTGAACTGGCTCGGCAATGCAATCTCATCACTTTCCTACAAAATACCATGAGCAATCCTACTCGCAACTCTGAAGAGTTGAAGAAGTTCAATTCGCCCATCTACCGCCAGACCATCAAGCGTATGGTGGAGATGACTAAGACGGTCCGTGGAATCCACGGCAAGCTTCCGAAAGGCAAGCTTCCTCCACTGAAGTCCACCGCCTCCTCGAAGGACAAGGAGAAGCGTGCACTCGAAGAGTCGCGCCGTCTGACCATTGACACGCTGCACTACTTTGCAGAGCCAATCGTCAACACAAGCCTGAACCGCGAGCCAGCTCCAGAGACGGCAGAATCGTGAAAACCGTGCTCATTTGCATCAGTATTCTGATGGCAATTAGTTTCATCCTTATGGCATATGCGCTCGTCAATACTGTCGACGGATATGAGGATGAAGATGGGTTTCACTACGGAAACGAAAAAGACAAAAAGTCATGAGCTACCAGCTATTCTTAGATGATGTCCGTGAAAGGACCTCAGTCTATCCGGATACTGAATTCCAAACACGCCTTGAATGGGTGACTGTTCGCAGTTTCGTTTCTTTCCAGGAGACGATTCTCCTGAAAGGCATTCCTAACTTCGTGAGTTTTGACCATGATCTGGCTCCGGAGCATTACGCAAATCCTACTTCTCATCAGGTGACGAAGACGGGATATGATTGTGCCCTTTGGCTCTGTGATTACTGTGTCAGCAAAGGCGAGTCACTTCCGGTCTGGAAAGTTCACAGCATGAACCCAGTCGGCCGCCGGCGCATCGAAGCTCTTCTGGAATCTATCTCTCATTCACACATCAAATGATCGTCTTATCTCTAATTCTATTCTCAGTACTCTGGTCACTGCTTGGATTATTTCTATGGTATCGTAACCACGAGAACGAGAATATCAAAGCTGCAAAGAGGTTGATCCTGCTCTTTGCAGCAGGCCCGATTCTCTGGGCGTTTTTGATTCTCTTTGGCATTGTAGCTAAGATTGACGATGCCATGATCTGGTTTGAGAACTGGATTCAAAAATGAACATGCCAGATACCGGAGGCTGGGGTACTACCCTGGATCCTGACGCCGATTCGGCGGTCGAGAAGTACGCAAATGAGATCTGCGAATGGGTATCAAAAAACTATCCTGACAAAAAGATAGAGACCCATGACGATCTCGTCAATAACACGGACGAAACAAAGCACTCGCGCCGGATCTACGTCAAGACGGATCTTGGATGCGTGATTATCCTGCCGAACTTTGTCAAAGCATCTGCGGCAGCCGTCGTGGTCAACTTAGGTCTGGCCAGAGCTATGTCAATGGAAGGCTTCAGTGAGGAATACATCGATGAGCATGGGAAGATCTTATCCGATCCGATTCCGTACAAGAAATCTAATCTTGAAAAGCTGGGCTACTACCTGACCCATCGTCTGAGCGACAAATCGTAATGAACTTTGATCACCAAAAAGTCGAGCTTGTAAACCACAGCACCGGTGTCCTTTCTTCAGGGATATCTTCGACACCACAGGAGCTTGTGGCCTACTGTGCTCGAGTCAGCAATCCAGCAAACCAGAACAATCACCAGACCTCTGAAAAGCTGGTCAGGTATCTGGTCAAGCATAAGCATTGGTCTCCGCTGGAAATGGTTTCGGCAACGGTCGAGATCGAAACCACACGAGACATTGCTCGGCAGATGCTCCGTCATCGGTCGTTCGCTTTCCAGGAGTTTTCTCAAAGGTATGCCGATCCCACAGCGGCTCTGGACTTTGTGACCCGTGATGCTCGGCTGCAAGACGCCAAGAACCGCCAGAATAGTGTTCAGACCGATGACCAAGTTCTGCTGAACGAGTGGGATCGTCGGCAGAATCAGATGATCGTGATGGCAAAGAATACGTACGAATGGGCGATCATGCACGGAATTGCCAAGGAACAGGCTCGAGCGATCCTCCCTGAAGGTAACACGATGTCCCGTCTTTACATGGCCGGAACTCTGCGGTCGTTCGTCCACTACGTGGAGGTCCGAACTGCCAACGGAACTCAGGCTGAGCATATGGATGTTGCCCGCAAGATTGCCTTCGCAATTGCTCCTGTCTTTCCACTTATCTCTGACTTTGTTGCGGCACAAGCCGTTGATTCCCAAGATCTTACAAAGTAACTCAATTATGAGTTTTACTTTGACATCCTATTTGGTAGGATCTTGGCATGGTCAAAAATACCAAGGAGAAACAAACTGAACGCAGTGCTAAGAAGCAGCCGAAGGTGAAGGTGGTCAAGTACACCTACGCTGATGGCGGTTTCTGCACGGTCGTCACGCCGGATGATGCCCCTCAGGCTCAGCCGGCCGAAGCGACTCCTTCAACCGCGTTCAACCTTGCCATGATGACCTCTCAAAACAATAACAACATGAAGAACAGCGCTAACACTAGCACCAAGACCAACAGCACGACCGCCACCGCGGCCGTCTCCAGCAAGCCGACGTCGGCTCCGCGTACGTACTCGGACCTCCGTTCGGGCGTCAAGAAGCAGGAAGCGATGGACATTGTCCACAACTACGCTTTCCCGGATCGTCCGTTTACGATCAAGGAGGTCCTGCTCGGTACCGGCATCAACCACTGGTACGTCAGCACGTACATCAAGACCAACGCCAAGGTTGTTGGAAACGCTCCTAAGCAGCCGGGTGAGCGCGGCAAGGTGGCTAAGCTGTACCAGATCGAGAAGCGCGCCTAATGCGGCTGGATGGCTTCTCTGCCATCCTATCATCAAAGTGGTTGGCTGCCTAAGTTGTTGGTGGCCAACCACTTTTGCTTTTGTTGGTAATCAACAACTTAGGCAATTCTTAGAGCTGTACATTTTCGTTGGACTTTGTAGGATTGTGTCATGATGAATAACGCTACCACGATCAACGGCTGGAACACTTCTCTCTTCAACTACCAGTCCGGCTATCTGACCTATGGCCAGTACTTCTCCAGTGACGAGAAGTTTGTGGCTCGGTTCAAGTACGCTGCCCAGCGCAGTCGGAAGGCCGGATTCCTCAAGTTCCTGACGGCCAACTTTACGCCTGAGGAGTACTTCACCCGCCTCAATGCCGGCGAGGCTCCTCTCCCGATCCTGCAGTCCAAGGGATATGCGCTGCAAGTTCGCCTCTCCTGAGTATCAACAACTTAGGTAATTCTTCGAGATTTACTTTTCACTGCAATTTGCTAGGATATCCTCATGATGAAACTCACTAAGAAACTCCCTAACGGTCGTCTCCAGGTCAACAAGGCTGCGGTCATCGAGCGCCTCATGCAGCTCCGCAAGGAGCGCAAGGGTGTCGAGCTCCCTGGTCTCCTTCCGGTCTCCGACCGCGAGGTTGCCACCGAGGCTCGCGAGATGAGCCGTTACAACGCCGACAACTTCATCAACACCTCGGAGGACTGAACAGTGACCAGCGTTCTTCGTAATGCCTTCTTCACGTTGGCGGTCGCCTTCATTGTTTCGGTCGTCATCTCATTTCCGGTCATGTGGCTATGGAACAGCACGTTTCCGGATCTGTTTGGTGCCAAAGAAATTGGACTCTGGACGACCTGGAAGATAATGATGTTTGTCAGCCTCGTGACTCCTATCTCGATCAAAGCCGCTAGCCACAAATAATCCTATGGACTACTCGAACATTCCCGATACGCACTCTCAGGAGATTCGTGACGCCTCGTTGGACGAGACACGCTTCATCTTCGAGGATCCTCATCAGCCGTGGGCCTCTCGTGGCCGCATCTGTCGTGACGAGGTCGATGCTGAAGAGCTGCTCAACGATTTCAACTATATCGGAAGCCGTGACCACTACTGAGCTGAAATTTGCCAATCGAGGCATCTATCGAAAGATCGAGGTGCCTATCGTAGGGGCCGAGTTCCGCCTTGCAGAGTCCGATAAGCCGGCGGCTTACATGATCCGATACGAAGGAAAGATAATCACTGTCAAACCGACTGAACTCACCAAACTCTCGAAATGAACATTGAACCCGAGGAGGAATTTGACTTTGCGTTAGATCCGCGTGTCCCACACGTGTACGCCCATCCGGCAGGATCTACGGATACTTTTGATGTCCCACTTCGAGCCGTCAAGTTCCTCGACATCAGCGAGGATCTTTATGGAAGAGACGTCGTCACCTTCGAATACGATGGCGAGGTCCAACAATCCACAGTATTCCTAACCATTGACACTAGCAACTAACATGAAATCTTCTCTCAAGAAAATCGGCATTTGGATTTTAGACAACCTTCCTGTGGGGCTTTGCTTCTTATGGGGAAGTCTGTGCGTAATGAACCTTTGGGTTGGCACAAAGCAAAGCCGTCTAGAAGCATATTATCAGATGCTGCTATGTGTTACCTGGTTGATTCTCTCCATGGCTCTTCATGATCCAAAGGAGCAGAATGACTGAGGTTGACATTACCGGAGGAACCGAGCTCCAGAAGAAACTAGTTCACAGTGCTGCCTGCTACTATGTAAACTTTCTCATGGGAGCTCCGGGTCAGCTTTTGTTGACGATTCGTCTGAAGCCGTACCTCTTTCAGAAGTACGGCTGCAAGGCGGATTGCCTCATTCTAGACGAGGACGACGACTTCCGTGAGTTCGAGATTCGCATTGACAGTAAGATGCACATCCCGGCAATCCTTCGGTGTCTAGCGCACGAATGTGTTCACGTCAGTCAGTATCAGAAACGGCATCTCAGGGATGGGAACTCTGCCTTCCATAACATCTGGAAGGGCAAAGCCTGGGACATGAGGAAACACCACTACTATGACCTTCCATGGGAGCGCGAGGCTTATGGGATGGAGGTCGGGTTATTCGAACGGTTTGTGGCCGCCAAACGCTTCACAAAGAAGCGCTGGTACAAGGACTACGATTACGCATGAGGTTTTTCTGGTATAAATAGAGAAACCCTAATTTATGCCAGAAACTACTTCAGAATCTCCTCAGCAATTAAAGCACATCCATCATGCTGAGGATCGGCCACTTCTTCACGGCAGCAAGGGATTTGAGCATGCTCATTCGGCACTGACACACGCCCATGAGCACATGGTCGCCGGCAAGCATGACTCATCGTTGACCATGAAGTACGATGGGTCGCCATCAATCGTATTCGGACACCATCCTACGACCAAGAAGTTTTTCGTGGCCACGAAGTCAGCTTTCAACAAGAGCCCAAAAGTTAATTATAGCGATTCCGATATTCAGGCAAATCATGGGCATTCCCCTGGATTGGTCAGTAAGTTAAAGTCCGCACTGCATCACCTTCCAAAGGTTGCCCCAAAGAAAGGGGTCTATCAAGGTGATCTTTTGCACACTCCAGAAGATCACGTTCACCATAAGAGCGGATCAGTTTCTTTTAAGCCCAATACCATCACATATACCGCGCACGGCGCAGAAGCCGAGCAGGTCAAGAAGTCTAAGGTCGGAGTGGTAGTTCACCAGCAATATAAGCCTCATACCGCTGGCGGAGGACTTGAGCACATGTCGGTCAATGCTCATCCGGATACTCACAACTTTAAGTCTCATCCGGATGTTCACCTGAAGACGGCCGAGCACGACACCTCAAAGATCGATTATCCGAAGAAGGATCAGGCGACCTTCAAGAAGCACATGGACGCCGCCAAGGCAATCCATGACAAAGGTGGAGCCAAGATGTATTCTGCCGTAGCTCCTCATTCTGGAGAAGCCGGTCACCTCTCGACGTATATCAATCATACCGTCCGAACCGGAGATACTCCTTCGGTCAAAGGTCTACAACAGCACGTCACGGCTCAGCACGAGCGCGTAGCCGGCAAACTAAAGACTCCAGCTCTGGCTCAGCAGAGGAGACAAGAAGGTGCCAAACATGTGGCTCACATCGAGAAGCACTCACAGCATTACGGTAACCTGCTGTCCATGCATCATCATCTCCAGCAGGCCAAGAACGTTTTGGTCAAGAATCTCGAGAAGCATGAGGGCGGACTTGAGCACCATATTGATGGAAAGAAGTCCAAGCCAGAAGGATTCGTGATTAATCACAAACCAGCCACAGGTCATGAGGAGCCAACCAAGCTCGTCAACCGTGCTGAATTCGCCAGAGCAAACCTACTCAGAAGTCGCGGATGAAATCATTCAAACAATTCTTACAAGAAGCTGCAGTCAAGTCTCATCATGTCCTAGCATTCGGCCGCATGAATCCGATCACAAACGGCCATGAGGCCGTAGTGAATAAGGTACATGAAGTAGCAAAGGAACATGGAGCAAGTCACGGAGTAGTTCTCTCGCACTCGCACGACCCAAAGAAGAATCCATTGACCCCGGAGCAAAAGCTCAAGCATGCCAAGCGTGCATTTCCTGGAACGAATCTGAGTACCTCAAGCTCTAGTAAGCCAT